TACCCGACTGCATTTGCTGTAAAAGTTCGCTTAGTTGTTGTCTATCGTTAAGTAATGCTTGATACACCTGTTCAGCTTCTTTTTTCTGATTTGCTGCATCTTGCATTCCTTTTTGGATATAAGCTTGCCCACTATAAGACCGCTTTAAATCATCAAGGGTTACTTTCATTTCTTGTCCGTCTACTTTGACGGAGATAAGTTCCTGATAATTGGCATCTTCAGTATCCGCTTCATCCTCGCCAGATTCATCATCAGCATCATCCGTATCATCGTCAGTTACGTCTTCATCAGATTCTACTTCTTCTACTTCTTCTTCCTCTGGTTGCTCTACTTCGTTATCATCGGTTGCATCTTCGTCAAGTTGTGCTTCCTCAGGCGCAGAATTAGAACTTGCTAATAAACTATTAGCCACTGAGTCTATTGACCCATCCATTACTATTTCTTCTGGTTTTTCAGTCGATATATCCATCGGTGCTGACTCCTTTGTTAGTTGTTTTTCTTATCAAATATCTTCTCGTCATTTATAGATGATTGGAGATGATGTTCGATTTTCTGTATTGCACTCACGACAGAGTGCGCTTCTTCAATATCGGCAGTTGTACTACCAGTATTTAAGAATACTTTTATCTGGTCATTCTTTATTTCTTCTAATACTTGCTTAAAACTTTCGTTTGCAAGCAATGACCGTGCATTTGCTGCTCGTTGTTTAATATCCATTTATTGCCCAAATGTTCTTTGTTGTCTTTGCATTTCTTTGATACGAGCTACGTCTACATCTTTCTGGTATTTACCAAGTAGCTCTGCGCCTTTGATAATCAGGTCTTGGTCCATCTTATCTCTAGCTAAATCATCAGCTGCAACAGCTTTCTGAGCATCTAATTGAGCCTTCATCATATCGCTTTGTGCTTTTGCTTGAGCTTTCATCTGCTCAGCTTGTAAGTAAGCCTGATTTGGGTCTTGTTGCATTTGAGCAGCTTGTTGTTGTGCCATCTGAGCCTGTTGTAATAATAATTGCTCTACTTCAGGAGTCATTGGCGTAAAGTATCTATCTGCATTTCTCACACCAGAAAGAGCTAACATATCAGCTAACGTATTTCTGATTTGAGTTAAGGTAACCAGACCATTGTTAGGTCCGTATCCTTGATAGACTTGCATTTGCATACCTAATGCTTGATTTAAAGCAGCCATCTTAATATCTTCTTTACCTGTGCCTAACCCTACGTTGACAGAGATATCCATATTGGTATTCCATACTCTAGGGTCTATAGGAACAAATTGACCGTTCAAACGCATAAATACTGAATCGTCTGCGTTTTTAATCATTTCATGTAGCATAAGTTTAAATAATTGCTTCATGCCACCTTCTGCAAAGTTTCTAGCTATGACTTCAACCTGACCAGCAGCTGCTGATACCGTTTGAGCAACAGCAGTAGCAGTGGTGTTTTTAAGTGCATCTGGGTCTAACCCTAATGATGCTCTTGAAACGCCTGTTTTAGTTTCAATAATGTCATCCATGTACTGTAATGCAGGAAGTGTTGCACCTGCTATAAACGGTACACCAATAGGCTCTATACCACCTGCTTGACGCATACGGATAATAGCTCCTATTTCGTTATTAAGTACGTCATCCATGTTTACGACATCTTCAACGACACCTAGTTGTGGGTTATTAGATAGAGCTACGTTATCAAGAATACCTCTAAGCATAGAAGTAGTAGCATCTTGGTCATTGATAATTAAATCAGCGACAGACCTTCCATAAAAAGCATGAGGTTCTGGGTCGCATTCAAAGACAGCAAATGGAATACCATCACATACTTCGTAGTCTAGTAATTTGTAACCACTGCCACCCAAGATAAATTTATACATCATAGGTACGCCAGCACCTTCGATATCCATCTTCATGTAGGCTTCAGTTACGAGAACCATTTTCATTGATGGGTCTTGATGGCTTTCTTCTGTTCTGTCTTTAAAGTAACCACGTCTTGCGTATTCTTCTTCGTCTACCATTGTGCCTGATTCTGTGATTCCTGATAGAGCGTAAACTTCTTCAAAGTCATATCCCATTTCTACCAAGTCACCAACACGCATTTCTGTTCTATGTGCTACTACATAAGAGTTATCTATGCTTCTAGCATTTCTGTCTACAAAAAATTCTTCAGGGGGTACAGATTCTACGCAAAGTTTGCCTTTGTCTTCTGTTTTAAGAATCTTAATACCGTGATTCTTTCTTTCTATTTCTACGCCTGTTTCATCTATTTCTATTTCAACGGTTTCGCTATGCTCAATGACTTCAATGTTGTCTTCATTAACAATAAGAGCAAACTCATCGTCATTAAGGTTTTCAAAAGTATAAGATTTAGCTTCTTGGTAGTTTTCCCAATAAACTTTGACAATGCCTGTCTTTTTAACTAACGCATCATGGAAAGCATCATTGATGATTTTATAACCACCCATTTCTTGAAACTTCCAGTGCATATAACTATTAGCTTGTTCTGCATTGGCAAAATCTTCAGGACCTCTAGGAACATACTCTACAGGTCTTTCTGTTGATAAAAAGATACGCATTAAACTAGGCTTAATAGAGCGAATAATATCTCTTACTTTAGTAGAGACTACTTTAGAACGACCTTGCTCATAACCAATATCTACTTCACCGTCAAAGTATCTTTGTGCTTTAACACGCTCTGGTGATATTTCAGATTCGTGAAAGTCTACAGCATCATCAACTGCATTAGAGATAATGTTTTCTATTTCTTGTTCTTGTAGTTTTTTAGGTTTCATCTTGATTTATGCTCATTAATGGTCCAGCAGCCCTGCCTGATAGTTGAGCAGCACCGCTTATAGGTGATAATCCAACAGAACTTGCAGAAGATACTTGTCTAAAAGCATTGCCTAATTCACGGACCATAGTTTCATCACCTTCTATAAACTGTTGCAATAAATTTTGCGCTTTAGAAGCAATATTCTTATTTGCGCTGTTTCTTGCCATCCAAGCTAACATGCTAAAGGGTAACGTAGCCCCACTACTTGTAGCACTTCCTACTAATGTCATGGCTCTCATTGTATTACTTGCTGTTGGAGCATATCTTCCTAATGCTTGTAATATATTATCTACTGGTCCACCACGAACTATAGCTTCTAATGCCTCAACATCAGAATCCCTCAAAAAATTTCTTTTTGATTTATTATTAAGTATAGAATTAGCCATAGATTTATATATAGAAACATTATCAGTTCCCAAACCAGAGCCTTGAACTTTTCTTATAGCTTTATCTAATTCTTCAGAAATCATTTCAAAGTTTTTTCTAGTATTCCAAAAACCTCTAGCATTTAACCATAATGGAGATGCTTCATCGCTACTGTCTATAATTCTTTGTATAGCAGTTTTTAGTCTTTCAATATTAACAGCATCTAAGCCAAGATTTCCTCTGTTTGCAGTTCTTAGCCTTTGTCCTAATCTTTTATTTAATTCATTTAAATCTCTTAAAGAAAATTCTTTTGGTGTTACATTTTGAGATTGGTTAAATCGATTTCTTGCGCTTATATAAATAGAAGAATTTAAATTTTCTAATTCTTTTTTAATAAATGATTCAGCAACACTATTATTTCTTAATATTTCTACTTCTTCATCAACAAAATTTTTAAGAGATTTAGTTCTTGCTCCAATAATATTTTCAAAGTCATCAATAGACTGCTGAGTTAATCTTTGAGCTTGAGCTGAAACCCCGCTTAAATTCGGGTCAAATCCAAAATTTTGTTTCATATCTTCAAGAGCTTCATCTAAAAAATTCCTAGCACTTGATTGGCTAATTCTTATATTAGATTTATTTAATTGCCCGTAAGCATTATCACTAACTTTTTCTATTTGCTCTAAAATTTTTTGAACATCATTTTCATTTTTTGATTTAGAAAAAACATTTCTTATAGGAGCAGCCAATCCTCTTGTTATACCTAATGCTGCTTGACCACCAGCACCAAATAATGCTCCAGTTCCTGCAAATTCTTGAGCTTGTGACAATCTTTCAGAAATTCCACCTTCTGCCGTTCCTGCTCCATACAAACCACCATAAGCTGCGCCTGTAGTTATTCCTTGAGCAAGTCTTGGAACTCTACCACCCAATGTAGCCATTCTTCCAATGTTTGCAGCTCCTGCTCCTGCTCCTACACCAGTTAATAATGAAAGAGCTGTTGGAGCAACTGCACCTATTGTTTCTAATCCTATGGAAGCTGTAGGATTTGCTTCTCTATATTCTTGAAGTTTTCCCCTTATGTTGTCTCTAATAGATTCATATTCTTCTTGTGGACCACCCAAACTTCTTAAATATGCTTCTATTTCGTCTCCAAAACCAAAAGTTAATCCTTGTGTAAATGAACGCAACTTTTGAGGAGCAACTTCTCCTTGTATTCGTGTTTGTCTAGCCCTATCTATGGCAGCTTGTTGTTCTTCGGTAAATGCCATTTATGTTCCAAATAATAATTTATCTTCTATTGGCATAGCATTCCAATCTTCTTGACTAATATCATTAGGTCTTTCGATAAATTGAGATTCAAAATTATTGATTTCTGATTTAAAAGAATTTTCTAAATCCATAGCGCTTTCAAATCCATCAAAACTTCTTACTTCTTTAAAATGCGATAATTGTCTATCTTTTTCTGCTGCCTGTCTTCTTAATAAAACTAATAATTCTCTTGCTCTCGTAATATTATCTTCTTCTCTAGAAAATGGATTAAATACCCTAGAAAGCAATCTAGTGCCTTCTCTCTCTGTAAATTGAGCGCCTAAAATTAACCTTAGATTTTCTTGGGCAACTCTTTCAATAGAATCACGAATAGCTCTGCCACTAGACAAATAATCAGAAGCTGGTAATGCCCAATCAGGCATTATTCCTTCTACAAAACCGCTAATTCCACCTCTTGTTTCCATTTGTCCTATTGCTGACTCTAAAGTATCTACATTGCTATAAAATCCTTCTCTACCTCCTTCCCATTCAGCCATTGCTTGTCCCATATCTTGCTCGTATGCTTCCTGACTAACGCTTAGAGGAGGTTGTGTTTGAGCATTTTTTAATGCTTCTATCATCATCAAGCCTTCTATACGTTGTTGTTGTAATTGTTGGTCACGTCTAGCTTGCATATTAGCCATAGCTTGTTGTGTTAATGGATTGTTAGGATTAATAGTTAATGAACCTAAACCAGCAACAAGCCTATCTCTAAAATCTGGCTCTCCTACTCCCATTAAGCCACCTATTGTAGATAATAAACCTTTGGCTCTTTGCCTAAAAGTTTGGGGTCCTTGTTCTTCTGGAGTTGGAGCTGGTGGTCCTACATCTAACAAAGATTGTTGTGTTGGTGCTGTTTGACCCATTCCTTCTGGAACAGGAGGACCCATTTCTATCATTGCTGGAACTTGTGGCTCTGGTTTAGGAGGACCTATTTGCTCCATTGAAGGACCTGTGTAAGTAGGTCTTAAAGAGCTAATTACATTTCCAGATTCATCAAATGTAACCCCAGTTGGAGTTTGTTGAAAAGGATATTGTTCAGTAAATCTTCTAGCCCTATCTTGCTCTACTTCTTGCATTGTTTGCTCAAATGGCTTTCTGCCAAAGATAGACAAACCAACATCAGATATGCTTTTAATTGGGAAAGCAGGATTTAAAGGAGCTGATAAAATACCCAACAAGCCTGCTATTGGGTCTCGTCTAAATCCTTCTAAATAATTTTCAGCTTGCGTACCAATTTCTGGTAATAATTTCTGAACATCTTGTGTAACAGTTGCTTGGTCTCTGCTTAAAGGACCTTGACCAGATGGCTGACCTTGAGATTGCATTCTAGTTAATTCATTTAATCTATTAGATTCCGCAGAAGTAATAGTTTGTTGGTCTCTTTTATATCTTAAAGCAGATAATTCTTGTAATTGTTGATTTGATAATGCCATTTTTATTTATTAAATTTAAACATACTTGCTGCTAATTGAGCGTAATTAAATAAACCAGGGTCAAACGTTCCAGTTTGTGTTTGTTGTCCTGTTTGTGAACCGCCAAACGCTCCTAACATTTGTTGCAATGATGTTGTTGGTGCTCCTGTAAATCCAGCGTATTGCTGTCTTCCTGCATCTATGATTGCTTGTTGTAGAGCTTGTTGCATCATACCTTGCTGTGCTAGTTGTTGGTTAATGGTTTGACCCATTCCAAAGCCTAAGTTTGCAAGATTGCCTAGTTGTTGAGCGGCTCCCATTCTTGCGCCAAAACCAGTTAATCCTGCTTGCTGGTTGGCTAGTTGAGCTGCCATTTGTTGTTGAGCTCCAAATTGACCAGCTTGCTGTAATGCAGCTTGGTTGGCTAACGCTCTTTGCATTCCTGCGGATTGATTTAATTGTTGTGCAGTCATACCTTGAGCTGCTCCAAATTGCCTTGCTTGTTGCTGTGCCTGTTGGTTAGCTAAATTAATTGCTTGTCTTAATCCAGAAGTTGTTGTTCCTGCTTGCAATGCAGCTTGTTGATTAGCTAAAGATGCTTGCATACGAGATGCAATGTCTTGTTGCGCTGCTTGTTGTGCTTGTGTAAATCCTGCTTGTCTTAATTGACCAGCCGTTCTGGCTGCTTGCTCTGCAAAAGCTCTATTGGTTTCTGCTTGTGCTACTCCAGCTCTTGAACCACCAAAAGCCCTAGCTTGTGTCGCTTGTGCGCCTAGTACGTTTTGTTGCATTTGCCTTGCTCTTTCTATATCAGATAGAGTTTGACCAACAACTTGTGATTCGTAAGGATTTACATAAGGACTTAAAGCAGTTGATGCTAATTGTCCTGCTTGTATTTGCTGTGCGGTTACAGGTCCTATTTGACCAGCTTGTGCTGCTTGGTATCCTGTTGGTGTTATTGATGTAGGCGCTCCTATGGTTGGTGCTTGATATCCAATGCCCTGCACTTGTTGTGGCTGATATGCTGTTCCCATTGCCGTTGTTTGCATAGCTCTACCTAATGCCTGTGGTACAGCTTGTTGAATATTAAATGCAGGCTGTGTTGTTGCTTGTTGCATTGGTGCGCTTGCATTCGGCACTGGTTGCGTTGTGCTACCACCTTTACCACCAGACGAAGCTAACCCTTGTTGCTGAACAGGCGCTTCTCTTGCTATGTTCATATTTGGTCCAGAAGGAGCGTTGTTTATAAGCCGTTGTGCTTGTTGTCCTGTTGAGCCTGCCATAATTAGAACCTAAATTGTGGCATTCCACCAATGCCTAAGTTTGGAATTGATACTGGAGCTGACAAACCTGCCAATGCTCTGTTTAATTGTTCTTGAGTGACAAGACCTTCCATTGTTGGCATAACAGGCTGTGGAATACCCGCTATAGCTCTATTGATGTCTACTTGTGTTGCAAAACCTGACACATCTGGTATAGATTGCATAGGTCTGTTTTCCAATGCAGTTAATCTTTCTTGCAAAGGATTAATATCAAATACTGGTGCGGGTGGAATACCTGCAATAGCCCTATTCACATCTTCTAGTGTTGTAAATTTCGATACATCTGGAAGTGCTTGCGGAGCTGGAATATCTGATAATCTTGCATAACCTGATAAATCAGGTAATGTTGGTTGATACTTAGACAATCCTTGATTAATTAATTCGTTAATTTCTGCATCTGTTCTTGGTGTTAAAGATGGAGCAGGTTGTGCTGCTGTTGTTGGAGCTGGCGTTGTGGTTGGTTTTTTTGCGTTCCTTCCTTTATTATAAATATTATTTGGAACAAACTCTTCTTCAGTAAACCATGACGGGTCTCTATTTGCTGGGTCGTAATTAATTGTTCCGTATTGGTCAATAGTAGGATTTCTTGGCGGAGCTATTGGATATGTAATAGGATTATAGTCAGTCATACTGCCAAATCCTCTAGCCGTTGTTTCACCCGTTACAGGTGATAATACTTCTTGTGATGGAATACCATAAGGTTCAATATTAGGATATAAGCCTGAATATTGAGCGTATTGGCGTGGTCTTTCTTCCATAAGCCTTTGTGTAGCTTCAGCAAACAATGGTTGTGAAGAATATCCCATTAATCCACCTGCAAACTGTTGTGCTTGTGGCATACCTGCTGTTACATCGGCAGGAGCTTGCATTCCAAATGCTGATGCTAAATTTGCTGTATTTTGCATAGCAGCTGTTTGCATAGGGCTAAATGCTGCTACATCTGGTCCGTAGTATGGCATATAGCCAATACCAGCAACCCTTTCACCCATTGCAAGGTTAGCTCTAGCTGCGTCTTCGACCCACTGAGGGACATCTACTGTGGTAGTTTGTTCACCGCCTTTTCCGCCTGACATAATTAAAACTCGTTAGTTAATGTTAAAAATTTAGGCTTCCAGCCATGCTCGGACAGAACCTTTTTCCATCCCATCCTGCCAGCGATTGACATGGCAGTGCATCCTTGCTGTTTAGCCCATTCTATAGCGTCCTTTTGGAAGTCGATGATTTGCTCCATCTTTCCACCAGCTAAAAATACATGCAACACTTTCTTTCGTGGGTATACTAAGAGTTCAGTAACTGCACATCCGTCTTTTCCTGCCCACAGTTGCATTCTACCCTCTAGTATAGCATGAAATACATCAATAGTTTCGTGTGTACCACCAGAATGTTTTAAAGCATCTTCAATCCACTTTTGACAGCGTATAAACTCTTTAGCCATGTATTCGTGCGATTGATAATGTAGTTGCTGGCGAGGCTGGTGCGAATGCTGTTGCTGCTGTTGCATCTAATATTCCTGTTGTGTCGTCTACTGCCCACATAGCTTGAATGTAATCGTTAGCTTCTAGTTCCAATATAACACTTCTTGATACTACGAGGGTAGTGCTATTTTGTTTTAATGAATTGAACATTGTTGATTTTGCTACATCTGTTCCATTGATTCTAGCCCAAAAATAAAAGTTTACTGAGCTTGATGTCGATGTTGACATCTGAGCCGAATAGTTAAGTAAATATTCTCCAGCTTCAGCAAATACAATCTTAGTCGCATCCGTACCATCAAGAGATATGCCGACAGCGTTTGTTGGTGTGTCGTATTGTATTGCGTAAGCAGTGTTAGCAGAAGCAGCTGTGACATCAGTAGAGCGAGATAAATATGCATGACCATCCTCAAGTATTATTTGTTTATAAACGCCGTCCCTAGAAACGACTGGGTATTTGTTTTCTCTATCCCATAACAGTATGCCGTCATCGGCAGCCGATTCGTTTTCTGTTTTATGTTGTAGTTTGTTTCTTACTCGTGTTAGATAGCTATTGAGACGGGTTGCCCAAGTCTCCCATGCACTACCAACGACCTGAGGTGGCTTTTCATTCAACGTCTACCACCTGCAATAATATCTAATCTGTTAATACCTACTCTCCAGTCCTGCAATCTTGAACCTGTTACTTTCATGCGAAGTTGTCTGCCTGTAAAACGCAAACTGGTAGGATTGCTCATGGTAAATGGACCGTACTCTCTTTCGGTATCGTTTGGATGAAATCTTGTTTTAAATGTTGCTGTTACATCGCCCTGAGTTCTTTCATCAGGTATCATTTGAACGACTGACGCAACGTTTTCTCCTGTGCTTATCATAATTGGTCCTGACTCAGCAAAAGGTGTCAATGAATCATAGTTATAACCAATTTCATGCTCATAAATATGATTATCGCTTGCTGATGCCCATAGTGGCGTTCTAAATGCGCCATGGTCTACACCTGATGTCCTATCAAGTTCACCAATGGACCATGTGTTTTCTATAAAGTTAAAGGTAACGTATCTATTGCATTCATTAGATGCGCCTGAAGGATAGAACCACCAGACCTCACCGTATCTTGCGTTAGTGGTTGCCCATACTTTACTGATTTGGTTTTCATTAATATCACTAAAGACGTAATCACTGACATCACTTGGTAGTTTTGATACTTGACCGCCTGAGTAGATAAAGAATGAACGTTTGCCCATCCATACTGCGCCTAAGTCTGTTGATGCAACAGCTTTTTGTGAAGCAATACCGCAAGAGTTTCCTACTTTTTCGATACCGTATACATACGGAGGTCCTTGATAGACAGCAGCATGAGCGTCTACCGTTGTGAGGATAAGCGTTTGCCCTCTGACACGAGTAGCGCACATAATCTCACCTGATGTTTGTAACTCTAAGTCACCTGCTTCATTAGTAGCTGCTGGTGTCCATGTGGTGTTATCTTCTCTGTCTGACCATTTTACGAGTCTAGGATTGCCACCTGCTCCGAGAGCAAATAAGAACCTTTCCTCTGTGACGATAATAGAACGATTATCAACAGGAGCGTTGCTGACTTGTGCTGCTACGACACCTGTGTTGAGTTGCCATTCATAGATTTTACCGTCATCTAAGGTACATCCGACTAAGTATTCTCCCCAGTTGTCTAATGCCCATGTGGTTGCTAGGACAGGACTAGAGTCATCGACTCTTGGTGTACCGTAATAATCAATTCCGTACAATCCTGTACCAAAGCCAGAGCTCACAGGAGAATCTTCTTGACCCGCAGTAAATCCTGTTGGTGTGATGTCGTATCTTACGCCACCCTGATTCCATACATAAAGTTTTTCGTATGAACCACCTGCAATGTATCGGTTATCTGAGTTGTCTACCCATGCAAGCATTCCTCGAATAGAGGCAGAAGATGCAGTTTGGCTCTTGACCTGCCATCCCTTGACAGGTCTCATTGTGCCATCTGTCCATCGTACTAAGTTAGCATCCCGCCAACGATTCATCGATTGAAGGTCTGTACCGTTACGATAGATTCCTGCTTTTATATCTAGAGGAACGTAAGCCATGTAAGTAGAGCTTACTTACCGCCCATTTTAGCTTTACCAATATTAAGAGCTAATGCTTCTAATATTTTATAAGCCTTTGAGAGCAATTCATCATCTTTAGGTGTAGGTGTCATAGCGCAAATAATGCTTGCTACCATTACAATGTCAGGAACAAAATTAACTATCGCTAGAATTATCTCCATCTGTATTTTCCTCTGTGTTTAATGTATTTTTAAATAATTGCATAAAAGCATTTTTACCGACTTGAAGCTGGTCAAGATTAAATTGCGAGCTTCCAATCTTGCGGTCTAAGTCTAACAAATGATTGACGATTATTTTTTGTTCGTTTGATAACTCGTCTACATTGTATTCTACGTTATCGATAGTGATGGTGTTTTTTTCGTTTTTTGCCATGTTTATCTCCTAGTTAAAGTTTATTACCAAGCCAATCCAGCGATAGATGTTGGATTTGCTAATTCGTCTAGTTGTGATTGTAGCCCTGCTTCAATAGCATCTTTATCAATGCTCTCGTGTCTATGTACCCATGCTAAGACTGTTGCTTCATCTAAGCTATCAAAGCCTACGAAGCCATCAGCCGATGCGTCAGGACTAAATCCTACTGTGCCATAGTTTGATGCGCTATGCTCACCACTTGTTGCACTTACACGCCAATGAACGACAGTTACACCACCATCACTAGCATTTCTTTCCATTTGACTTATTGTCCATGTTGCCATGTTATTTCTCCTATATTCCTGCAATAATAAATGCTAGGAGTTCACTGTAACGAACACCTAACCTAGTTCTTTCTTCGCCTGTTTCTTCATCTGTCCAAGTGCTACTGATAAACATAGCGTAATCACTTGCATCTAAACCTTCAGCAGTAAAAGCATCTTGTAAGTCTTGAGCGATGATACCAAAGTGTACTCTGGCTTCATCACCTTTTTCTTCAACAGCAGACTTCCATCTGAACTTCTTCAGCAAACCTTTAGCAACAACAGCGACTCTAGTCTCTGCATCTGATAGGTCTGCTTCATCTTGTTTTTCATTTCTGTCAGAGGTTTGGATAGTTCCGTTAGTAGCGAAGATATCGTCAAATCTACCAGCAGTACTTCCTAGGTCAATTGCATTGTCTCTTATAGCATTAGTTGACACATTAAATGGTTGTATATTATCAAAATCATCTGCAAATCTAAGACCAGTATCCCCATCTCCAATTGTTAAACGACCACCTTGAGTACCAATACTTCCAACTGATGTGCCGTCTTTGCGGAAGTCAACGATAGTCCCATCAGAGGTTAAGCGGTTTAACAATAGAGGTAAATTACCATCACGCACCGCTGATATAAAACCAAAAGGTCCGTTGACACGCACACCCGCAGTTGTATCGTCAGCACTAGTCTTACCCACCAACAAGTTGCCTGATGAGTCTATACGCATTCTTTCTGAAAAAGTTGTAGAGCCTTTTACATATCCGCCAAATTTAATATCGCTTGTAACACCAGAAGTAGTTGTATTACCAAATTGAATTTCACCAGATGACCTGTTTGTATTACTTTGAGATGCTGTACCATTTGAATGATTTAGGTTAGAGCCTATTGAACCTCCTAAAGCATCTCCATAAGAAGACAACATAATTCCATTATGGCTGTCATTATTAGTTGTCCCACCCCAAAAAACAGTACCATTATTTGTGTAAGTAGGTGCAGTTGCTCTAACTTCAAGAATTGCACTGGGACTAGTTGTATTAATTCCAACGTTGCCTGATGAGTCGATACGCATTCTTTCTATTTCATTGGTAGAGGTTGAAGCAACATTAAAACTCATGTGTGTAGTAGCACCACTAGAACCAACAGTACACGCACTTATAATAGAACCTTTTATTCCTGCTCCTGCTCCACTATCATCATTAGAGTAAAAAGATAGTTTTCCAAAATATTCGTTTGCAGACCATGATGCATCATTAGTTGTACTAGAAAGACGAAGCTCTGAAGTGTTTTTTAGACCTGAAACTTCAAGTTTATTAGCAGGACTACTTGTACCAATACCCAAACTCTCAGCACTCGCATCCCAAAATAGTTTTGCAGTTGTGCCAGTGTCTTCGTAGAAGGAGATGTCTCCGCTTTCTTCTGCTTTTAATATTAGCTTTGAGCCATCATGTATAACCTGAAAGTTTCTATCCGTTTGGTTATTATCAGAGTCAATATCTATGGTGGCACTATACTTAGAACGTATTGTTAAATTATTTGAAGCTGGTCCAGTAATTTCACCATCAACAGTCAAACCATCAAAGGTTGGAGTTCCTGCAACATTTAAACCTGTCAACGTACCAAGACTTGTAATATTAGGTTGTGCTGCTGTGGCTAGTGTACCTGTGATAGAGGTATTAGCTGTTAGGGTAGTGAATGTACCTGCACCTGCTGATGAGCCACCGATGGTAACTCCGTCAATTGTTCCACCATTTATATCGGCAGTAGTTGCAACTAATGACGAGGTGGTTACTGCTGCGGGAGTCGTACCGCCAATTACAGTGCCGTCAATCGTACCTGAGTTGATGTCGATTCCTGTGACTGCTGTTGTTCCGTCTAACAGGTCATCGATTGTGTCTAGGTTTGTATTAAGTTTGGTTCCCCAAGTATCGTCTGATGCGCCTACTTCGGGCTTTGTTAATCCATACGTTGTTGTTGTTGTATCTGCCATTTAATTACCTCAAAGCGGATTCGTTCCAAGTTTCACTTGTTGGACTTTTAATGGTCCATGTTTCTATTGTTTCGGATTTATCAGACCATGATTCTGAAGTTGATAACTGAGCTGTCCATGTTTCTGTGGTAGCTGTGTCATCGGTCCATGTATCTGACTCATCACCTGTTAATATGTCCTCTAGCCATTTAAAGTTACCTATGCAACTTGCTGTCGAGGTAAAGCTAGGAGCACACGATGCTTTTTGCACACGCACTCCATCAACTACTATTGTACCATTAATTTCGTCACTTATGATTGCTGAGACAAGAATCTTTGCTTCTGATGTGACAGAAGTAGTCGAACTTATTGATGCAACGCCTTTTGCAATCCTTACACCGTCTGCTGTAACGCTTGATGTATTAGCTACCGTAGCGTCAGCGAGCCTTACTCGTTTTGCATCTGATGTGACGCTTGAAGTAAGAGAAGGTGTAGCTGAACCTAAACCAATGCGTATTCCTGCACTGGTGACACTTGATGTGATAGCGTCAGATGTATCGCCTAATGCAATCCTTCGTGCTGATGATGTAACAGAACTGGTAAGGGTTGATAAAGCATCGCCAAGAGCCACACGTCTTGCTGAGACGGTGACCGATGATGTTAAGGTTACGCTAGCATTAGCAGGCTTAACAATAACCGCATCTGCCTGTGTGACAGACGAGGTAAGCGATGATGCTGTGACACCCTCAAAGACTTCTGGATAGCCGTACTTACCAGCAGAGTAAGCTCCAGTGCCATATCCAAGCCTGAGAGCCATCTTAGTCTAGCGTGATGTCTAAATCACCTGCATTGATTCTAAATACGTCTCCTGATGCAATGGTCTTTGATGTGCTTAAGGCTGAGTGAACAATCATGTTACCGCCTGATGACGCATCCATGACACCAATGTGCGTAATCGTTCCCCATGAGCCTGTTGCTTCTGGGAACTCAATCGATGCACTGTTGGTTGCTTCATTACCTGAGATAGTGAAAGATGCTGATGTTCTGGCGTAAGAACCACCAGAGACCTCAGTACCCGCTGCACCTGTATCGGTAGGGTCACTAGTAAATAGACCAATGTACCATGATGTAGGGCGAGTCGCACTGTCTGCGGTAAATAACCATGTGAGCGTAGTTGTCTCGAATGTGTTGGTTAAACTCATTAATAACTCCGTATACGTTTTCTCAATCCAGAGCCACCGCTTAAGGTTTTACGAGATTGAGTATTGATAGAACTAACTGCACCAGAGTATAACACACTCCAGACCTGAATCCTTGCATCATCTTTTAAATAAGGTGCTGATTGCATAAGCGAACCGTAAAGATAAGCGTCAGGATGTGAATCCAATAACCAGTTAGAAGTATTACTGTCAGAAAGTTTTTCTAATGTTCGGTAGTACAGTAATTCGGCATCGTAGTCAGTATCAGGCGTAGGATAGACTTCTATGGAGTCTCCAACAAGACAGTAGTATCTTGGTTTGCCTGTTGCATTAGCGGTATTGTTTCTTAGCTCTAACATATCATCGAGTGATGTGAGCTCAAGTCGTGTCTTGTAAGTATCGTTAATGTGAAATCTAATCGGCTCTAAAAAGTCAGCAGGTAATGAGCTGTACTGTGTATCAATCTCAGCTTCACTACGCTTTTGCATTTTGTAGTGTCTGAGCTCTCGCTCCATCTGTGCTTCTGCTAATGTGATGAAATCAGGAATAACTGACGTTAAGTCATCTCGGTTCAAGAAATCCGCTATGGATGTTTTTAGTTCTGAATAAGTTGTTATTGACATTATTTATCCTTCTGCAATAAAATCATTATAACATGATGTATAATATTGTATTAAAATTAATTAAACTATTTAAATTGGCTAAAGATTCCAAATTAACCAGAGCTGGCGTATCAGGGTATAATAAGCCAAAGCGCACTCCTAATCATCCCACAAAAAGTCATGTTGTGGTGGCAAAAGAAGGAGATAAAACTAAATTAATTAGATTTGGACAACAAGGTGTATCTGGAGCTGGTAAGAATCCAAGCAGTGAATCAGAGAAAGCGAGAAGGCGTAGCTTTAAAGCCCGTCACGCTAAGAATATCTCTAAAGGTAAGATGTCAGCTGCTTACTGGGCAGACAAAGTAAAATGGTAGACGATACGATAGGTTTATTCTGGTGTCCTGAGTGCAAATGCTATTACACTTGGGAAGAATTTATAAGGGACCACAAACATGGCTAAAGGCGTAAATCATTATTTTAGAGATGGAACTAAGCATGCTGGCGGTACACACATGATGTCTGATGGTAGCTTGCATACAGGTGTAAGACACACTAAAAACAGCAAAAAACTTTATCATTACAGAGATTTATCAGAAACCGCTAAGAAAAAAGCAAGGAAAAGAAATGGCTAAAGGACTGTACGCAAACATACACGCTAAGAGAAAACGTATTAAAGCTGGCTCAAAGGAGAAAATGCGTAAAGTAGGGAGCAAGGGTGCACCTACTGCTAAAGCATTTAGACAGGCAAGAAAAACAGCCAAGAAGAAATAATGACACAAAAACAATTATTAGAATTAATTGACTATCTTATACCCCCACCGCTCACTCGTGATGAAATTAAAACATTGCTAGAGAAGCATGGTTATCCTATGGACAACGACAGGGTAATGGATGACCTTGTTAAGATTATTCGTATTTTAGAATCAGATGGATACGGTATTACGCTAAAAGGTGAAAACGATGTTTTATACATGAATCGTTTAGCACATTTTATAGAAAGTTATACTGAGTCTAAAAAAAACACACTAAATTAGTGTAAAATATAAGTATGGCTGGAAGACCTAAAAAAGAATTTACAAAAGAAGAAATTATCAAGTTGTGCCGATTAAACTGCACAATGGAAGAAATTGCTGCGTATTTTGGTTGTAACAAGAAAACCATCGAAAGAAGGATGCAAGATGACCCTGAGATTGCTGAAGCGATTGATATGGGGCGTAACTTAGGCAAATTATCTTTAAGAAGAAAACAAATTCAAGCTGCTGACAAGGGCAATGCTACCATGCTGGTATGGCTAGGTAAGCAAGTACTGGGTCAGAAAGACAGAACCGAAACAGAAATTACTTCCCCTGATGGTAGTTTACAGCCTACTCAAATTGTGCTAAAAGGAGTATCAGCGTATGACGACTCAGACAGCACAGATACAGATACCGAATAAACTTATCCCCGTATTTAACGGAGAAGCACGTTATCGTTGTGCTTACGGCGGTAGGGGGTCAGGTAAGACCCGTACTTTTGCGTTAATGACCGCTGTTAAAGGTTATCAGTTAGGTAAATCAGGCAGGTCAGGCATCATACTGTGTGCTAGGGAACACCTAAACTCACTCGATGAATCCTCACTGCAAGAGGTTAAAGAGAGCATACAGAGCATTGATTGGCTCAATGACTACTTTGAGATAGGGGAAAAGTACATTAAAAGCCGTGACGGTAAGATACACTACGCTTTTAGCGGTTTAAGACGTAACCTAGACTCCCTAAAGTCTAAATCTAAGATACTGGTGGCGTGGATAGACGAAGCAGAGAACGTCAGCGAGAAAGCGTGGCAAAAGCTGATACCAACGGTTAGGGATGACGACTCAGAGATATGGGTAACATGGAATCCAGAGTCAAAAGATAGTGCTACACACAAGAGATTCCGCCAAAATACCCCAAATGATGCTATAATAGCAGAGATAAACTGGCAAGATAATGCTTGGTTTCCAGAGGTTTTAGAGAAGGCACGTTTAGAAGACTTAGAGAAACGACCTGAAATCTATCAGCACGTCTGGGAAGGCGATTTTATCGTCTATGTAGAGGGTGCGTACTATGCACCTGAACTCTTAAAATCCAAGAACGAAGGCAGGATTATGAGAGTACCGTATGACCACGGTACATCGGTAATCACTGCATGGGACTTGGGTATGGCAGATACCACAGCGATATGGTTTGCACAGTTTGTAGGGCTTGAAACACGCATCATAGATTATTATGAGAACTCAGGCATGGCTCTTGACCACTACGTTAAGATACTACGGGATAAAGGTTATAACTACGAAAGCCATATACTCCCCCATGACGTAAGAGTCAAAGAACTTACGACAGGTAAGTCAAGGCTAGAAGTACTGAGAAATCTAGGACTCAACAATATCCATGTAGCTCCTATGCTGGGGATAGAAGACGGTATCCAACAAGTCAGAACCTTAATACCTAATTGCTACTTCGATGAAGAAAAATGCGAAAGAGGACTGGATGCCCTCATGCAGTACCACAGAGAGTGGGATGATGTCGGTAAGGCATGGAGAGGCAGACCCAAACACGACTGGACCTCACACGCAGCAGATGCCTTTAGATACCTAGCAGTCGGTAATGTAAGAAAGCCCAATACATGGAAAATGCCTATCAGACGTAATATACGGGGTATTGCGTAATCAGAAAATCAAAAATTGATATTCTGGGGTTTTTGGGGATTATGACTATAGTAACAATATAAAAGACTACCCAAAGGGGGTATATACCCTCAAATTTAAGCCAAAAAAC